CGCTGCTGACTGCGTTGCCGCTGTCGTTGTCGAGCAGGGTGCCGTCTGCGATGGTGATGCCGTCGATGCCGATTGCCAGCTTGGCGAAGCCTGCGCGCTGGTCCCGGTCGTGCCCGATCAGGATGGGGGTCGGGTCCGGTGCTTGCGTGGTCGCCATGTCGAAGATCACCGCGCCCCAATACGGGTGACGGATCAGCTTCGCGCTGTACGCCGTGCCGCCGAACTTGCGGGGGCTGCCCGCTTCGGTCTTGCCGGCCATCGTTGCCGGTTCCGCTCGGAACTGGAAAGCGTTGTCGGGGAGGTTGGTGCGCTGGTTCATGCCGCGCTTTATAGGGTCCGGCCTGCGTCAACACTGACAGCAGCGGCATTTCGATATTTTTTACCTGATCGCGCGGAAAGGAGTTGCGTTTACCTGTGCGCTGTATATTATTACCTCAAGGGTAATAAATACCCGCCAACAAGGAGTACGTCATGAGCCTCACCGATACCATCAGCAAGATTTGGCAAGAGAAATTCTGGAATGCCGCAGGTCACGGTTTGTCCGTAGATGACGCGGAGAAGGTCGCCAACGATGCAGTGGCGCATCTGGTCGCCAAGCTGCATCGCGTAGAACGTGCCCAGGCTCCACGCCTGCCGCGCCATTCCAACCTGGCTGGTCAACGTCAGTACGCAGCCAACCACTAGGAGCCAACCATGCCCACCTCTCTCCCCTTCGTTTCTCGCACCCAGGTCTTCGCGCAACAGATGTTCAACTACTGCGCCGACGCTTCCGAGCTTGGCTTCGCGCCTGGCTATTGGCCTGCGCTGATGGAAACCGACATCGGCAATGGCGAGGTCTTCGCCCTGGCTGGCTTCGATGAAGACGGCACCGCCCACTATCGCCAGTCTGCCGGCTGCGTCTCGCTGTCCGTGTTCAACGACTAGGAGGCTGCAATGCGAATCCTTGTCGCATGTGAATACTCCGGCCGCGTTCGAAATGCCTTTTCTCAACTTGGGCATGATGTCTTGTCTGCTGACTTTGAACCTGCCGAGGACGGCAGCCCGTTCCATTACCAGGGCGACTGCTTCGATCTGATAAACGACCAGCATTTCGATCTCATGATCGCGCACCCGCCCTGCAATTACCTGAGTGTCAGCGGGATGCACTGGACGACGAGAGGGTTGCGCGACCCGAAGCTAACTGAGGATGCGCTGGCGTTCGTGCGTCGGCTGATGGACGCTCCAATAGAACGCATAGCCATCGAGAACCCGGTAGGCGTGATTTCCTCGCGCATCCGCAAGCCAGACCAGATCATTAATCCGTACCAGTTCGGCGAAGACGCCAGCAAGAAAACGTGCCTATGGCTCAAAGGTCTGCCGCTGTTGAGGCCGACGAACTTTGTTCCTCCGCGCATGGTTTGCTGCGGTGCTGTAGTGCCGAACGGTGACAAGCATGGCTGTCCGAACTGCAATGGCGATAAGGTTGCTCGCCCACGGTGGGGCAATCAGTGCGACAGCGGACAGAACAAGCTCGGCCCAAGCGATGATCGTTGGAAGGAACGGAGCCGCACTTACCAAGGAATTGCCAATGCTTTTGCCACTCAATGGGGAGCCTGATATGCCCGTTTCCGAATTCCAGAAAGCCGCGATCCGGCACATCGAGAAGGAAATCAACGCGATCCAAGACCCGCGCCTGGCTGCTCTGGTCAGTGGTTTCGCTTCGCTGCTGTCGTTGGTTTCCGCTTCTGAGGCGACGGATATTTCCATCCCGCCGCCCATCGCGGGTGCCGTCACCGCTTCGTTCCTGCGCACGCTGCTGCTCAATACCACGGATGAAATGCTTCACCCTGCTATGGACCGCGCTGTCGATATTGTCGAGCGCATCGCGGCTTATGCTCACGAAGAAATGGCGACGCTGAACGCCGAGGCTGGCGTGGAGGATGGTTCCGCTGCTGCCGCTGCCGCCGATGTGTTGTCTCGATTCGGGGTGCGGTCGTAACATGGGGCTTTTCCTGGGAGGTCAATATGGTCGAGTCAATCAAGGCTTTTGCAGTGTTCCTCAAGGCTGTCGGCAAGGGGATGCTCGGGCTGTCTGTCCTGCTGCTGTTTGGCTTTCTTCTCTATGCGTTCATCGCGGCTTGAGTGCCGCTGGGAGTGTTTATGTGGATCCATTTGAATGATGCTTTTCTGTCCGTGGTCGCTCATCGCACTGACCCGGGCGTGCTGTTGGTGCGCGCTCGCGTCGCTGGTGATATTGAGCGGGTCTTCCCTGATGCCGAGGTTGCCGAGACGCCGACTGCTGACTATCGCTTTCGGGCTGTTCTGCCGCGTGCCGTGGTCGGTGCCGCGCTGGTTTCCCGGCTGTCTTCGATCAAATACGACAATTTCAAGAACTCGGTTGCCGAGGACGACCGGCACGATGCTTATGCCGACTGTTGGCTCGCCATGCGCCGGTTCCAGTTGGTGAGTGAGGGGGCGATGGCATGAAGGACTTTTCTGTTCTCGACTTGCCGGAGCCGCTCCGCTCGCAGACCTTAAAAAGCATGAACATGACGGCAGAAGAATGCGCGGCTCACCTTGAAGGTTTGTCCGCGATTGCTCGGGAAATGGAGCAGCGCCCGCCGTCAACGTCGCAGATCATGCGCGATGATGATTCAAACGCTGCGATCAAGGTTGCTCAATAAGCAGCCAGCTTCAACGCCTCTCCGGTGAGCGCGTCCACGCTTTCTTCAACGTGGATATGCGTTTTGCCATATTTATCCTGCTCAACCTTCCGCACGAAGAACCTTGCTTTGTGCGGAAAGAGCACTTCAAGTTCACCTTTCGCCGCGCTTAGGTGGTCAATGTCCACACCCTGCAAGCCTTTGGCGTCTATGTGCAGCACGATTTGCTTTTTCCACCCGCCAGTTGTGTCTGCGCTTTGGAATCCCCATAGCTCGACCGGCTTGCCTGTTTTATGGGCTTCTCTGGCGATATTCACATAAGCCGGGTCCATGCTTCGCACGCCGCGCGCCACTGGTCCGCTGTACTTTGGCATCATCGACAACCCTTGATTGATAACCGCTGCCACCCTGCTGGCAGCTTGGTGCCCATTGGTTGCAGCGTCCCATAGCAACGGATTGATGTTCCTGTAATCGCTCGTTGTGTATGCCCATATTGATGCCTTAAACGGGGACTCATCTTTTCCCCAGCTATAGTCTTTGGCGAGCCGGCTGATTTTGCTTTTGACGCTTGCTGGGTCGTGTCCAAGTGAAGCAAGCATGACATTGCCGGACCCGCCTCTTGGAGTTGGATAAGTAGGCGTTGCACCGAGGATATTGATTGCCTCATCCACGTTTAACGTCGCTGTTCTGATCGCCTTAACGCTCTTGTTGTTGAGCGTTTCCAGCATCCACTTGCGCCGTGCCCAGGTCGCGTCGGTCAACGCCTTCACTTCCTCCGCGCTGAATCCTGCCAGTTGAAAGTTTTCTTGCAATGCCTTCTTGGTGATGCCGTCCAGCAACTTGATAGCCGCGTTGCGCTTCGCTTCTGGCAACTGGCTGAACACCTTTCCGGCTGTCCGGTTCGGGTTAATCATCACCGAGACTTCCTCGACGGGTCCGGCCATGAATTCCTTGAATGCGCCTTGTGCTTTGAACTTGAAGCTGCCGCCTGCGTCGATGACTATCAGCTTTCCGCCCTTGGTCCTGGCGAGGTTGTCCATCGTCTGCCCGACCACATCCCAATTCTTGACCAGTGCGCTTGTGGCGTAGATGCGCGCCAGGTCGGTCGCGTGCTTCTTGGCTAGGACATCGGCCGGCAGCGTGGCGAGGTCGTCAATCCACTCGCTGGCGAGAATGGTCTTGCCTTGGTGCGTGACCAGCATTTGGTTCGGTGTTTCGATGCCCATCATCTTATAGATGCCCTGGGCTGCCATTTCGCTGCGGGCTTGGTCGGGGTTGCTGTACTCCTTGACGTACCACTTGCGCCCGTCCGGGGCTTGATAGACGCCTCCTGGGTTGGTCCCCTTGCGCCCTTCGATCTTAGTCCAGGCTGCGAAATCACCGCTTGCCGCGATCGCTGCTGCCGCCTGTTGCAGCTTCTCGATCTTCGGGCCGAACACGGCTGCGATTGCCGCTTTGCGCTGGCTGATCGCCTGCTGCACGGTGGGGTCGGGGTTCTCGCAGGGTGAGTAGTCCCAGCCTTCGTCTGGACCGCCTTGCCTGGCTGCCTCTCGCGCCTGGGCTGCGTCCGCGTCCTTCGCCAGCCGTTCGTCGTCTTTGGTCTTGCGCTTCTCTGCCTGGGTAGGCGATAGGCTGATGACCGTACAGCGGCACCTGTAACCACACGGCGGCATCCATGCCTTCCAGATTGGATCGTCTGCTTTGGCAACGTGCCCGCTCATGGCTGCGTGCGCCGGCCGGGTCCGGCTGTCGTTGATCGCCGTGTACATCAGGAACGGTCTGGCGTCCTGATTGTTTGCGATGTGGACGCACTTGCCGCGTGCGTATGCGCCTTGAATGTTGGTGCGGAAAATGTTGTCGAGCCGGTGCGCGGGGAGGGCAGCAACGTCCTCCGCCTTGAGCGCGTCTCGCTTCCATTGTTCGAAGCTCATGCCGCCGTGGATGGCGGTCGTCAGGCTGTTGATGGCAAGTTGCAACTGGTCGAGCTTGGCGATGCCGGCGATGCTGAACGCTTCCGCGCGCTCGATGCCGTGCATCTTCCCATAGTAGACATCTGGCAGGACGACGCCCCTGTTCGCCGAGGCGATGATGGCGTCCCTGGGCTTGACCGTGCCCATCGATAGGGCTGGCGGTTTAGGCATCCTGCGCTTCCATGTGGACGTAGCCCAGCACATCGGCCGCGAACAGCGCCCGCTCGGCAATGGCCTGGAATTCGGCTGCGTCGTTCCCGTCGAACAGTGCCGCCAGTCGTTCCATCAGGTCTTCCGGCGTGGTCGATGCGCGGATTGCCGCCCGGATCGCGGCTGGCGGTATCGGCTGGCCTGCCTGCGCGAGCGTGTCTTCCGCCAGGTCTTCCAGGGCTGTTTGCGCCGGCGAGAACTTCGGGCTTGTGGCTGCGAACAGTGCCGCCGCCTTCGCTGCGGGTGTTGCCGCTGGCGGTTGCTTGCCGTCCTTGCCGGGTGTCGGCTCCGGTGCCGGTGCTGCTGTCGGGATGGTGAAGTCTTCCGGGTCGAAGTCGTATGCGCGCAGGAGATATTCTTCCGTGAACTTGATGATTCCGGCCTTCGCCATTTCCACATCGCGCGTCGCCCGCTCCAACTGCAAGCCGGTTTCGTCTTCCATGATGAAGGTCAGCGTGCCGGCTGGCTTGCCGTTCAGCATCATCAGTGTGTCGAGCATCCCTTGGATGGTGACTGCGATCAGTCCGCAATCGGCCATGCGCCGATCGTCTCGCACTAGGTCGTGCACCTTTGCTGCCGCATAGCTGCCGCCGCTGCCGACATCGGTTGTCAGTGTCTGGCCGAGAACGACCTTCTGGATGCGCTTGTCCACGGCGTCGCTGAAATGGCGAAACGACTCTCCGGTGTTGCCGGGTCCGATGGCTGTCACCTTATCGTCCGCGCCGACTGCTGCGACGGCTGATTGCACGGCTCGCGCCAGTGCGCGTGCCATGTCTGCCGTGTTGCCGTTGGTTTGCCCGATCAGGAGCGGGGAGCCAAAACGCTCAAGGAAGCGCGCCCAAAAGCGCCAGCCGGCGTTGCGGAAGAACCAAGGCCAATAAAGCCTGGTGAGCAGGGCTTGCCCGTATGGCTGGCGATAGCTCGGTTTCCTGCGCGTCAGGAAGAACTGTGCCGGCCACTCATCGAAGACGTTGATTTCGCCGCCCCTGTTGACGGGTCGGTAGATCAGGCGACCGTCGCTTTTCGGCTCGAACCACTCGAACGGTCGTTCTTCGAATGTCTTCCAGACGATCTTGCCGTCCTTCTTCTCATAGACCATTTCTCCCACCGAGTAACCGTAGGGGATCGCCGCCCAGGCCACTTGGATGATCTTCTCGATGAACGCCTTGACTTGCGGATAGGCAAAATCGAACTCCGGGCCTTCACCTGGTTCGATGCGCCATGGGGTTGCGCTCACGGCGTCCTGTCTGGTTTCCAGTGCGGTGCTGATTTCGTCATCGCCTTCCAGCTTGCGGAGGTCTTCGCGCCCAAGTCCGGCTTCTTCCAGCACTTCGTCCGGGTCCGGCATCTGTGTCAGCATCGAGAGAAGTTCCTCGACCGCGTGCCCGGTGTAGATGTCGCCTGTTTCTGGCTTGTCCGGTTGCTTCTCCGGGGTCTTTGCTGCGAACAGCCTGGTCACGATATTCATTCGATTTCGCCTCTCATGATCTTCTCGACCGTACTGCGCGACAGCCAATTCGTCCGGTCGAGGGGTAGTTTGAAACTTTCAATTGCGCCTTTTTCCGTCCTGCGCAGGATGCGTCGATACGCGGCTTGATGGGATATGCCGACTATATTTGCCACCCCGCGCGCCACCTCGTCTATGGTGTACCGTGATTTGACCGGCAGCAGCCGGAGCCATTGGTCAACGTCCTGTTTCGTCAACATCAGAATGCCCTTTCGCCTTCAAAGGAATAACGGGGTCCGGTTGTGCCTGGGTGGAACGTGCAGGCGAGCGAGTCGGCAATGTCGGGGCTGAACCCGAGCCGCTTTTTGGTTTCGTCCTTGGGTTCGATTTGCAGCTTGCCGCTGCTGTCCAGGCGATATTTCACGGTACTGACTTCGCCGGCCAGGTCTTCCGCGATCTGTTTGTCCGCGCCGGCGAAGGTCGGTTCCTCGTATTGGAACCAGTCCGCCATTTCCAGCCAGATCAGGTCACGGATCAGCTTTGCCTGCGCTGACTGACCTTTCTGGCCTGGGCTGTCATCCCGCTCTGCCTGGTGTCGCTTCCGGCTTGGGGCTGCCGAGCCGAAATTGACCTCAATCACTGGCTTGCCCAACTCGCGCAGCCTGTCCGCGACGCCTGCCCCCAGCCCGCCAACGTCCACGTAGGCGGTGCCGCCGTACTTTTCCAGCAGTTGCACCGCCTGGCCTGCTGTCTGCATGGTGTCCTGCTTCGCCGCGATCTTTGCGAATGGAACGTGCCGCCCTTTGCGCACGGTGAACACGGTCCGGTCATCTCCGAAGCGCGCGACGTCGATGCCGATCCGGGTGTCCGCGTTGTTGTCGCTCGGTGCGTCACGGTCGAGTGCCGATTCCGCCCATTCCAGCGCGATCAACGAATCGTCATCTTGCTTTGGGAAATCGCCATCGGCGCGCACGCGCACGACGTTGCTGCCTTCTCCCCATTTGCGGACCAAATTCGGCCGATAAGACGGATCGACCAGCGGGCTTTCGCTGCTCTTGAAGTGCAGGGCGGTGAAATCCCCCCTGTTCTGGCGGTGACTGGCTGCGAAATAGCCGCTTGATTTGGTCGGGTTCGCTGCCATAAGGAAGCGCGCGCCGTGGCTGGACAGTGCGCCTTCCGCCGCCTCGAATACTGCATCGTGAACGCCGCTGGCCTCATCGACCATGAACAGGATTTGCCCGCCGCCGTCATGGCGTGCGATGCCGGTGCCGCTGTCGTCAATCTCGATGTCGCCCGCGTGGAAGCCTTGCAGCGCGTCCGGGTTTTCCTTGCTGCTGGTGCGCGCCGTTGCGAACCATTCGCCGCTCGCCGAGACGTCATAGATGCGGTCGTTGGTCAGCCGGAACATATTGCCCAGCCAGAGCAACGGCGGGTCGCCCCTGCTGACGCTCAACTGGTTCGCTCGCCTGATCCACTTGGCTATCTCCGCCCACAGCACATCGCGCAACTGGTGGCTGGTCGGTGCCGTGCAGGGAATCTTCGGATATTCCCGTGTTTCCAGGAACCAAAGGACGATGCCGGCCATGCTGCCTGTCTTGCCGGTGCCGTGCCCGCTTCTGATCGTCACCTTCGCGCCTTCCGGGGCGATGGCCTCAAAGGTCTGCCGCTGCTGCCAGGTCGGTTTCATGCCGAGGCGTTGCCTGGCGTATAGCTCCGGGCTGTTTGCCCATATCGACCGCAGTTCCAGGTAGGCGTCCAGCGCGTCTTGCGCCGGCATGATGATGCGTTGACTCATTCCTTGGCTTTTCTCGCTTCCGCCAGGAGTGCCGCCAGTCCGATGCCGCCGCCGAACTCATCCTTGCCGTCTGGCGTGGTCGGTGCAATCTTGCTTGGCGCGTCCATGCCGTGCATCCGGGCGAGCCGGTCGTGCGCCTTGAGGACGACATCGGCCGCGCTGGCGTTGCCGGTCTGCGCTTTGGGCATGAAGGCGCGCATGATGACCTCGATGCGCCCGGTTTCCAGCGCCACATAATCGGCCACCTGATCCTGGTTCTTGACGTGGTAATCGTCCAGGGCATCCTTGACCATGCGCCCGACTTCCGACTTGCTGACGCCGATCTGCGCTGCGATTTCGCGGATCGTGTAGCCCGCCCGCCGCATCTGCCAGACCTTCAGGGAGTTCTCCGCCTTCGCCAGTTGCGCCTCTCCGGTCTTGCCGCCTGGGTTCCCGGTCTTGTGCTTGGGTTTATCAGTTGGCATCGCTCATCTCCGGGTCGGCTGTCATGACCGGGCCGAACTCCTTGGCTGCCTTGTTCGCGTCGCCTTTCACGAACACCAGCACCTTTTCGTGGAGTTCCAGCAGTTCCTTGTTCTGTTCGAAGTATTTGCCGAGCCATTCGCCGAATCCGGTCAGCGGTTCCGGTGTCGGGTCGCCCTTCTTGAAGATCAGGATGTTCTGGTGTCCCTTGCCCAGCTTGCGGCTCGC